CGTAGTGGTTTTACCAAGACTGACAAGGTAGAAGTTACTGCAGCAAGTCCTCTGTTTATTCTACCACCAAAGAAAGATGAGTAATGGCAAAATATAGTGGTCGAACAGAAAGAGCATTAACTAGTTGGGCAAGAGGAAGATTAACGGCTAAAGAAGTTAAAGTAATTATGTTACAAGAAGGTCTTAAAGGCGATTTAAGAGATAGAAGTGTTAATGATGGTTATATAGAATTATTTCCTATTGGTGGAGGAAAAGCTGTTAAATACAGTTTTAAAAAAGGCGGTTTAGCAAAAAAGAAAAGATGAAGACTCGTAAAGATTGGAAACTCCCAGTACCAGAAGAGACCGAGGATGGTTTTAACTGGCAACCTGTAGTGAGAATAGGTAGAACCGTACCCTTTGGTTATGAGCAAGACCCTACTGACTTAGATGTACTACAACCGATTGTAGATGAGCTTGAGTTACTAGAAAGAGCTAAGAAGTATCTAAGACAGTATAGCTACAGAGATGTAGCGAACTGGTTAAGCGAACAATCAGGTAGATACATATCCCACGTAGGTTTAATGAAAAGAGTAAAACTTGAACAAAAGCGTAAAAGACAAGCTTCAAATCAACGCTACCTTGCCGAAAGGTACAAAGAAGCGTTACAAAAAGCCGAAAGGCTTGAAGAAAGAATTGGTGGAAGAACAGAAGGTTTATCCGCAGCCTAAGCCAGAACCGATAGAAGTAGAAGAAGCACAGCATGTTATCTTCCAACCTAACAAAGGACCACAGACAGAGTTTCTTTCTTCTAATGAACGAGAAGTATTATATGGAGGAAGTGCAGGAGGCGGTAAGTCTTATGCAATGCTTGCAGACCCTGTACGATATTTAAACAATCCACAGTTTCGTGGGTTGCTTATAAGACGAACAACGGAGGAACTTAGGGAACTTATCTCTGTCTCCAAACAACTCTATCCAGAAGCAATACCTAATATAAGGTTTATGGAGAGAGACAAGACTTGGGTAGCTCCGTCAGGTGCAACACTCTGGTTATCCTACCTTGACCGTGACGATGACGTTACACGATACCAAGGACAGGCATTTAGTTGGATAGGCTTTGACGAGTTAACACAGTGGTCTAGTCCTTATCCGTTTGACTATATGCGTTCTCGACTACGTACTGCAAAAGGAAGTGGCTTAGAGTTATACCAGAGAGCTACGACTAATCCCGGAGGTGCAGGACACCAGTGGGTTAAGAAAATGTTTATAGACCCTGCTCCACATGGAACAGCATTCTGGGCTACGGACATAGAGACAGGTGAAGTCTTAAAGATGCCTAGAGGTCACAGCCGAGAGGGTGAACCTTTGTTTAAAAGACGATTTATTCCTGCAACACTATTTGATAATCCGTACTTAGCAGAAGACGGAATGTATGAAGCAAACCTACTCTCTCTGCCTGAGTATCAACGTAAACAATTACTGGAAGGAAATTGGGATGTCAACGAAGGAGCAGCTTTCCCAGAGTGGAACAGACAAGTGCATGTTGTCGACCCCTATAGTATCCCTAACAGTTGGGCTAAGTTTCGTGCATGTGATTATGGGTATGGTAGTCATACAGGTGTTGTCTGGATTGCAGTCGCTCCATCAGAACAACTCGTAGTCTACAGAGAACTATATGTATCAAAGGTATTGGCTACAGACTTGGCTGATATGGTACTAGAAGCGGAAGCAGAAGATGGAACTATTCGGTATGGTGTGTTGGACTCTAGCCTTTGGCATAAACGTGGGGATACTGGTCCATCTTTGGCAGAGCAGATGATAGTAAGAGGGTGTCGGTGGAGACCTTCAGACAGAAGTAAAGGCTCAAGGGTAGCAGGTAAAAACGAAATACACAGAAGACTGCAGGTAGATGAGTTTACAGAAGAACCTAGAATGGTTTTCTTTAACAACTGTACGAATCTTATCTCTCAAGTTCCTGCTCTACCTCTTGATAAGAATAACCCTGAGGATGTAGACACACACGCTGAAGACCACCTCTATGACGCACTCCGATACGGAGTTATGACAAGACCACGAAGTAGTTTATTTGATTATAATCCAGATGCACAACGCTCTGGGTTTCAAGCTGCTGACGCAACATTTGGATATTAAGGATAAATAATGGCAGAAGAAATTACTCCAGATTCTGAACAGGCATTAGCTGTTGAAGATATAACTGAAGGTTCTTATATAGATACTCCTGTAGGAGAGATTATTAGCTTTGTAAAGGGTAAGTATACAAAGGCTGAGACTGCTAGGCGAGGAGATGAAGAACGATGGATACAAGCCTACAGAAACTACAGAGGGTTATACAGCCCTGAGGTACAGTTTACTTCTACTGAAAAGTCTAAGGTATTTGTTAAGGTTACAAAAACAAAAGTTCTTGCTGCTTACGGACAACTGGTAGAAGTTCTTTTTGGCGGTAATAAATTCCCACTCAGTATTAATCCTACAATACTTCCTGATGGAGTAGAAGAAACTGTAAGTTTAGAAACTAATCCCCAACTTAAAAATATTCCTACAGAAGGACAAGAAGAACCTCAAGGACTTCCAGAATTACTTAAGGGAGAAACTTTCCCAGAGTTTAATGAACGTGTTGGACCTTTAGCAGATAACTTAAAACCTGTACAAGATGATATAGAATTTGAACCTTCAGGGAGTCCTACCTCTGTAAATTTTCATCCTGCAATGGTTGCAGCAAAGAAAATGGAAAAGAAAATACATGACCAATTAGAAGAGTCTAATGCTAAAAAACAGCTGCGTTCAGCAGCTTTTGAAGCGGCTTTGTTTGGTACAGGTATTATGAAAGGACCTTTTGCTGTTGATAAAGAATACCCTAATTGGGATGAGGAGGGTAACTACACTCCCTTGTTTAAGACTGTACCACAAACTTCTAATGTTTCTATTTGGAATTTTTATCCAGACCCTGATGCAAACAATATGGATGAGGCAGAGTATGTTATTGAAAGACATAAACTCTCTCGCTCTCAACTTCGAGCCTTAAAACGCAGACCATTTTTTAGACACAATGCTATTGACAAGTCTCTTAACGAAGGAGAAATGTATAGTAAGGAGTGGTGGGAACATGTCATGGATGACAACAGTGACGATGATAGGGCAGAGCGTTTTGAAGTCCTAGAGTTCTGGGGTTTTGTTGATACAGAGATACTCCAACAACAAGATATAGAAATACCTGATGAGTTAAAAGATGCAGAGCAGGTAAGTGTAAACGCATGGGTATGTAACAATAACGTACTGCGATTAGTTATGAACCCATTTACTCCTGCCTACCTACCTTATTATGCAACTCCTTATGAGATGAACCCATACAGTATCTTTGGTGTAGGTATTGCTGAAAACATGGATGATACGCAGACGCTAATGAATGGTTTTATGCGTATGGCTGTAGACAATGCTGCACTGTCAGGTAACTTACTAATAGAGGTTGATGAGACTAACCTAGTTCCCGGACAAGACCTGAGTGTTTATCCCGGAAAAGTCTTTAGAAGACAGGGCGGCGCTCCCGGACAAGGCATCTTTGGAACAAAGTTTCCTAACGTATCTAATGAGAATATGCAGATGTTTGATAAGGCAAGACAACTTTCTGATGAGAGTACAGGCTTTCCTTCTTTCGCACATGGGCAGACAGGAGTATCAGGAGTAGGCAGAACAGCTTCTGGTATCTCCATGCTTATGAATGCAGCTAACGGCTCTATACGGAGCGTTATTAAGAATATAGATGACTACTTATTAGGACCTTTGGGCAAAGCTTTTTTTAGTTTTAATATGCAGTTTGATTTTGACCCTGAAGTACGAGGAGACCTTGAGGTTAAGGCACAGGGTACAGAAAGTCTGATGGCTAATGAAGTTCGTAGTCAGAGGTTAATGCAGTTCATGCAGACTGTCTCTAATCCTACACTTGCTCCATTTGCACGAATGGATTATATTGTCAGAGAGATTGCAAAGAGTATGGACTTAGACCCTGACAAAATTGCTAACTCAATGAGTCAAGCAGCAATACAGGCTGAGATACTTAAAAAGTTTCAAGAAGAAAACCCACCGCCTCCATTACCTGAAGGTGCAGTACCACCTCCTCCACAGGGAGGACAGCCACCTGCCCCTGCTCCTGCAGGAGGACAGGTTCAAGATACACAGGGAAGCGGTGGAGGAATTATAGGTACAGGCTCAGTGCCAACACCACAAGAACCCGGATTTGCAGCTAATCAGGGTACTGTACAATGAACCTAAAAAAGCTCGTTAATGATAAAGCTTTATGGGATAACTTTGTAGAATACCTAGATGATACCATTGCTAAGAACCATACAGCCTTAGAACAGGCTGACAACACAGTTATTATTCACAGACTACAGGGTGCAATTGGTGCATTGCGTAGACTTAAATATCTTAGAGAAGAGATGAATGGACCTGAATAATCAAACAGAAGAAGCTTTCGATGTTTCTGAGGAGTTTAAACCCCTTTCTGATAAAGACTTACTTGAGCGTAGGTATGAAGACTACGGAATAGAGTTTGAATTACGTGGTAAAGAAAAGAAAGCTAAGAATATACTAGAAGAATCTGTTGGTTTATGGGAAGCAGAAAAAGCTTACCCTAACTATGAAAGTATGGTACAACAAATTAGTGGTCTTGATGAGAGATATAATAAGTTAAAAAGAGAAGCAAATTTAATAGCAGCAAAAAATTTTGTAGATACTGAAGAAAACCCTTTTAGGATAGAAACTTTTAATGCGTCTTTTAATTCTTCTAAAGCATTAGGTAGAAGTGATGATAATGCTTATCTGGCTGCATATAATGATGTAATAGTTGGAGAGTTTAGTCCGGGGATGGGTGATTTATATGCTATTGAAGATGCACGTAATTCTTGGAAAAGAGGAGATTCATGGGGAGACTTTGGTTTATATGCAAGTCTAGCTACAATAGGTCTTGTACCTTATATAGGTGATGGATATAGATGGATAAGACATTTAAAAGACAAGTACCGAGGACCAACTTGGTCTGGTGCTTTAGCAGACATTGAGGAAACTACAGATACCGCAACAGTTACGGTTTTTGGAAAACAAGTCGATGTAAGTATTGACTCAGGACCTTTACCTTACATGGAAGAAACTGCAGAAACAATAATAAGACGTGAAGGAGAGCTTGTTCACATAAATAGAAAAGACGCTACAACATTAGAAAATACAATAGCTTCTATAGGAAGAGGGGGAATAGAAACTTATAGTCCTACAGTAGAAGCTTTATATAACTATCCAGATTACGCAAATATATCACAGAAAAGGTTAATTTCTCCAGAAGAGTTATATAACCATTTAAAAAATATCCCTGAAGATAACACTGCAATTTTAAACTCTATAGACGCTGATGCTTTATTTGGTAAAAAATCAGCAGAATATTTTGAAGGAGAGGAAATAAGCATTGAGAGTTTTAACGAAGCTATTCAAAATGCTAAACTAACTCCTGAGGGAAAATATAGAATAGAGTTTCCTTTTGTTACTAGTAATAGTCGAGGTGTTCTTGAGTCTTCTTTTAAAAGAATAGAAGTAGATGATATAGGACAATATGTAAAACTGCTTAATGATAATTATTTTAAGTTTATTAATAACGAGCTTCAATCTTCTGCAGCGTTTAGCCAAACTGCAAATTTTATTGTCGATGTTATAAGGCAAGATGAAAAAGGAGGCATGGGAGGGCCGGGCATAGAAACAAGTGGAGAGGGTATTTCAAGTGCCGCTTTAAGAAACCTGCCTTCAGATGCTACAAGACTTATGTTTCCTAATGAACAACTCCAAAAAAATGAAGGGTTAATGATACAAACTGATAGTCTTGGAAGCGGAGAACAAGTACAAATAGTTTTAAGGCATCCTGCTCTTATAAGGTCACTTGCTGAAAGAGGTACTGTATACGATTGGGCTGTACCTAAGTTTGGAGATGCAGTAGAAGATTTAATGCAACTAGGTGATACAGGTGCTAGTGATACAAGATTTATTGGAGTTGCTAATACGGAATACACTAACTCTCGTAAGGCCAATCTTTTTTTAAAAAATTTAAACGCAAAACATTTATATAATGCTGAGCATTTTCAGTTTAAAATTGACAAGATATTAAGAGATACTACTCTTGAGGCTAATGATGTGTTAACTTTAAGAGGAGTATTTAATAAAGAATTTCGTGAAACTCTTGAGGAATTTACTTTTGTTCCAGAAAGTAAAGCAACAAAACATCATTCTTCATCACATATACAATATGAACTACAAGAGTTATTGTCCGATTCTATACAAAGAAATTACTATCGTGCAATAGAAAATGGGGAAGATTTTTTTGAGTTAAGTATACCAAAACTTTCAACATCACCTAATATTCCTATATCAGCATCTGTAAAAAAAGGAGAAGATTTATATAATGAAAGAAAAGACCTTTTTCTTGCTTATGAATTAAGAAAAAAGTTAGACCAAAATGATGTTGTTTCTATGACAGAAGAAGAAGCAATAGTAGAACAACTATTACCATCTTTGCCTGCATCTTTAAAAAATGACTATGTTACTGTTCAAATTCCTATAGAAGAATTTGAAAAAGCTATCCTAGATGTACATACTACTCAAACAATAGATATGGCAGAAATTATGAATGACTCAAATTTTTTAAAGCCTAGAAATATAGAAGAAGTAGGTGACTTTATGCTTTTCTTAAGGAACAGAAAAGATAAGCTTGACGAGCTTGGAGAACTTGAAGTAGAAGATTTGGACACAGGTATTTTAAAAATTCAGGATTGGGAAAGGATTTTTAGAGGACCAATCGATACCCACGGATTTGGTCCTGATGAAGTAGGTCATCTACGTTATACAATAAATGAAAAAGACGCTGTTATAGAAGAAATTCAATTCGATGCACTACAGACAAAGTTAAGGGAATTAGTAGAACTATCTACAAAAGAGTTATCAGAAGCACCTTTTACGTATAAAAAAGTTTCCTCTAGTTTATTAAAGTTTCTTGAAGAGAACGGTCTTGAAAAAACTAATGAAGCTATTAAGGCAGGGGAATTTAAAAAGGTTAGCAAGTACTCTGAAATAGTTTCTACTGATGACTTACGTTTTACAATTGGAAATACTTTCAGTGGAGCATCTCCTAAGATTATAAATGAATTAAAAAATACATTACATCCTAATTGGGGAGCGTATAATGACAAAAAGAAATGGTGGAACTTTATTGATAATCAAGAAGAATTTGGTGGAGAAACATATTTAATACAAACAAAATTATCTCCAACTCGTATATCAAAAGATGCCAGAACGGAGGCTAGAGCTGCTGTAGAAATAGATAAAAGTCTTGCTCTTAATACTATAGAAGAAGGAGTAGA